CACCAGTTGCTGTAACAGCAGTGACGTCCAAGGTAAGCGAATCGATATTTGCGCGACCATCAATCCACAAGTCCTTCCATTGGTTATCAGAGATACCCAAGTCGTAGACATTGTCGGCTGACGGTGCGAGGGCGCCGCTTAATTGAGCGGTCCCCATTTGAAATTTATAAGCCATTTATAAAACCCTCCATATAATTTAGTTTTTAAATGTTAATGATATAAAAAAAGAATAGACACATCGCATAAGCAACATATCTAAATATTGTTCTACATCACTCTTAAATAGGTCGCCAAAGACTAGTATACGAAGTATTTATTTGAGCCGTTACAATAAAGCGAGATTGATGCATATGGAGACTCCAAAAATACTATATTTTGTCCATCAATAGTATCCGAACCAGAGCCCGATATCGTTATTTTTCTTGTTTGTGCGTTGCCGCCTTCATCTTTTACAACAAACGTTTGGCCGGATCTAGTTGTGCCGGCAGAGGGCAGTATAAGATGTACCACATTAGAGGTAGTATTTACTCCAACATAGTAATCGCTGACTGCTACTGAATAGTTATTAGAGACCAGCGATCTCTTATATATTACAGCGCCATTAAAGCGCGAACTGCCTGAAACTGACAAGGTGTGAGTGGGAGTGCCAGAGGCGCCCACTTGAATACTACTCGTGGTATAAGCTTTGGATCCGTTTACTGTGGTGAAGATACCGCCGATGCCTGTGGCAATACCTGTTAACTTGCTGCCATCCCCTACAAAGTACGAAGCTGTTATCGCGATGCTGGCGGTGATCGTTCCCAGCACAGTTAGCTTGTTGTTTAGAGGATCGAATTTTAAATTTGATTTGCACTCAAACCTATTGGCATCTCCGTCGATATTCAGTACAAGCGCATTGTCAGTTGGCGTTATAACGCGCGGCACGTTGATTAGTTGGGCGCCATTAGACTTTAATAGATTTCCAGAAACAACATTTCCAACAATCAAATTGCCGGGAATATAGCTCTTGGCGGCAATTAAAGTGCCTGATATCGCGTTGTATGCCATTCACAGAGCCCTCCCAATAACTAGAAGACAAACCAATTGGTGCCATTAGAATATAAACTAATTGCCGGCATCGATCCTGTTAAGACATAAGTAAGGGAGTTATCTATTGTATAACCGGAGCGAGAATGAAGTGTGATATTCTTTCCACCTCGTGCCGCTACTTCATCTTTTACCATTAGAATCGCGCCGGCGCCATAAAGAGATGCACTGGGGATAAGTATGTTGACATTGTTGGTCTGGGTGACGCCCAGAATATAAGATGGTACGCTAGCTGTGGCGGCTCGGGTGGCGACGCCGGAATACATTCCTTTGAAGGCGCGGACAGTAACTGTCTGAGTGCTGTTTGCTACATCAAGAATACGGACGTTTGAAACATTGGATACACTCAGGCTTCCCGTTCTAACGTGAACATCGGTGTTGTCATCACCAAAGAACGTACTACCAGTGACGTTAAGCTCCATGCGGTTCTTGATGTAGTAGTTGTCGGCGTGAATAGCTCCGGAGACCCACATGGCGCCAGTCAGCATTAACCGAGAGGCATTCTTTCTATATAGAAGATTAGCTGAGCCAGATGAGTTTCCACCTGCAATCTTAAATTGTACAGAGTGCAACGGTCCCGTCGCGGAACCATCCGCGGAACCACTGCAGTCTACATATGCCCAGCCAAACTTCGCCATGGATTAACTTACCCCTAGCGAGCCTGACCAACTGGGTCCGATGGAGCCCGATACCTTATTGGGACGGATAGATGTCATACCAGCAACCACCGACAAGGATGGGGTTCCTGCGGATCTCATCCACAATTGGGAAACTTTTAGTTCCAGTCTCACGGTCTGATGTTGTTGCACTCTAGAGGAACCGACCGTGTCCCCCGACAAGACAATGTAGTTGTTTGCCGGTGAGTTTAGTCCGTTCGCAGAAAAGGCGATCTTAACGTCATTAGAGCCGTGATTTGTAATCTGCACCCATCGAGTTACGTAAGGAAACGATACCTCTGTTTTCGTGGCAGCAGACAAAGTTAGATGTGTAGCAAAAGGTCGCCCACTAACCTGATATGACGCAACGTTGTTGACGCCGACGTCGGATGCCCATGAGGGATTCCAGTTTTTAGCCATGTTTAAAAATCTCCATATTTGTTTATTTAATATAAATAGTGCTTACTTTTTTCTATTGCGTCTTTCTTGTGCTTTCAGACGTTTTAGTTCTTCTCTTTTTCTCAATCTCGCAGTTCTTTCTCTCTTCTCTCTTTTTTCTACAGAAGGCTTCTTATAATAGCGCCGGTCTTTTGCTTGCTCTATAATTTTCTCTTTCTTGCATTTTTTAATAAATCTGCGAATCATTTTTTCATGATTGCCTCTGCATTCTTTTGCATCGACTTTTACGTTTGTACTGCTTTTTCTTGACATTATATACCTATTTTAAAGCCTTCCACATCTGAGATGCGCCAGTAACTAGAGAACTGATGTCTACTCCAGCATCGCGCGGGTCGCCTAAGTCGACGGATCCTGGGACTGCTTCTCTCGACTCGTAAGACGATGCGGGATCGGTGCCCTCAAACAGATTGACTCCATTATAAGAATCCTTCCCTATCGCGTCCATTAATTTTTTTCTTTGCTGTCGCCTCTGCTCCTGAAGTTTCTGAGAGTTATCTTCTGGAGGGGGTGCTGGCGTGTGCTTGACTTGGCTTTCCGTAATCACAGCAGACTGCATCCCTTTGGCAACTTCTGCCACAACGTTGGACAGCAGCCCTTCTTCTATCAATACTTCATTGATACATTCTTTTACTAATGGTTTGATTAGCATTTTCAATTCTTTCTTGTTCATTAAATATCCATTAAATGTTTGCTAGTTCTTTCCAGCGACCAAGGCGCTTATCGTCTTGTTCGGTCAATAGTGCTTGCCTCAAGAGGTGCTCCAGAAGAGCATCGATTTGATTGGGGGCATACTGCCTCTTCTGTAGCTGTATCTTTAGGGCTAAACCTATCTGGTCGAAGAGCGACTTAAGCTTTTCGGGATCGCTAAAGACTGCTACTGCTTCTGGAGTCTTGAGTGGATCTCCTTCAGGTGCTTGTTCGAAGGCTCTTACTAAAATTTTACCAATTGCGCTGTCTCCGGCGTCCATCTTTGCGCGCGCAGTGTCAGCACTGCGATCCTTGAGGTTGCTAGCTTCGGGTTCTCCAGCGGCGGCAGCGCGTTGAGCCTGCTGTGCTTTTAGTTTGTCTTTAAGCGCTGCAATTTCTTCTGGGCTCTTCTGTTGAGCGCTAGCGGAAGGATCTGTCGGTGCCGGCGCAGCTTGACCTTGTGCACGTTGTGCCATGGCTTGTTGGGCGACTTGATTTGGGTCGGAAGAATCTCCGCCAGGGGGTACTGCTGCTGGCGGTGCGACTGGGTCTTCTTCATCTGGAACCGGCGGCCGTTTCATCCGCGTGGAAGTTCGGGTATCTGTGACCTTCATCTGCTCCTTCAAGCTAACCGCAATTTTAGAAGCTAGCCTCTTTAAGTTGCCCTCTGAAACTGGGATTTCGCGGCTGTTCAAATAGTCCACCATCTTGGTGGCAATCAAGGCTGCTGCGTCCTGCGGGAGCCCAAGGTCTTGGATAACGGCTACGAGCGGCTCTTCTTGCTCTGCGTTGGAGTTTGTAATTGATAGTGGGGTTTCTTGGGGGAGAGCTTCTCCGCCGCCAGTGGCATCGGGCTCCGCCTCAGTCTCGTCTCCCAGCTTCTCTTTTTCCTGTTCAAGCTCAGCTTCATTTTCAGCAACTTCAATGGCGCTCTCAATATTCTCTTCCGGATCTCCAGTTTGGAACTGACCCAATACAGCGCGGACGATATCCTGCTGTAACTCTGGTAGATCTTCCAGCTTCTGTTTGCCGGCAGCAACAGCAACAAAGGCGGCTGCATTTTCGGCGCCGATAGCATCCTCGAGGGCTCCTCCAAGCTGTTGAACAACTTGCGGTTGCTGTTGTAACTGCTGTACTCCAGCTTGGGCGTAGGTATTCTGCATGCCTGTATACCCTTGGGTCGCAGCTTTAAAGTCGCCCTGCCCAACAGATTGAGCAACCGATGAGGCTTGGCTAGCGCGCTCTCCCGAATAAGGGGCAGCCTGTGCGGGATCCACGGGATCCAACATCTTAACTAGCTTCTTTAGCATTCCTTGCCGTGATGAACCAAACAATCTCTTTCCAATCATTAAGGCGCCGGCGCCGATAACAAGCGGCGCGCCGACCATAGCCAGAGTTGCAAGGAGACCACCGGCTGTCATAGCGGTACCGCCGGCGACCCAAGTGGCTAAACCACCGACACCTTGAGCGGCGCCGGCTAACAAGCCACCATACCCGGCTGCTGCGCTAGTTGCAGCGCCGCCTACGGCGCTAGCTACACCTGGCACCATCGCTGCAGCGCCGGCTGCGGCGCCGCCTAGGGCAGCTTTGCCGGCGGAGACCTCTTCTAACTCTTCTAACTCTTCTTCTTCTTTCATGAACTTGTAGGTTCTAGAGAGATCTTGAAGTAGCGCCTCTGTATATTGTTTGAGTGTGACGACAATAGAGTTGGCAACTTCAACGGGCATCTGACCGTTTAATGCTGATTCTTTAACTGACTGGTACATAAGTCCGAGAGATGTGACTCCCTTCTCAAATTTATCAGAGTCTTTGATATTTGGAAACCCTGGATAATCTTTTTCGAACTGATCGAACATGTTCTTGACTGTCTTGTTTGCGGCTTGATCCATTGATCGCTTAAGAGTGCCACTAACTTTTGTACTATGCTCTGGGTCTTTTCCTCCGATCATGTTTTTAAGAGAGTCCCAGACTCCCTCGTTGATCAGTCCTGATTCGATCGATTCGTATAATGCTTTTTCGCGGCGAGCGCGCTCTATCTTTTCTTTGAGAGCGGTCTTTAATTCTTCATTAATCATTTTTTATCTCCAAAATAATATCATTTAATAGGCGATTAACCTTATCTGACTTGTTAAAAATGTTTGAGGATCCCATGTCTTTGGCTTCTTTCATCATAAAAGCGCCGGGGGTTGACGGCTCAGAAACAAAATCAAAACATATAAGCTGGAAGTCATCCTCGACCATGGTTTGTCCGTTGCTTTCTGTGACTGATCCCATCCCGCGTGAGGATATCCCCAACTTTACTCCAGACTCGACCAAAGAGCGAAGTATCTTTCCAGAAGGTGTTTCTAAAAGTTGGACTTTACCCATCACATTTTTACCCTCAAACCACACTTCTGTTACCATATGAGAGGCATTCTTAAGATTAATGACCGAGTCATCCGGGTGATCTAACTCGCCTAGGGCTCTTCGCTCTTTGACAAGTTTCTTATAATTCTCGACTTCGCGCATCAAAATGCGACTTGGATACACTCTTCCATTGCCGTTCTGTGTGTCAGCTTTTTGCATAACTCCAGACAGTATCATACCGCCATCGGTTATGAATTTCTTTTCTGCTTCGGTGAGGAGGTCTTGGCAGACACCGCCTTCGCATAGTTCGTAATATTCTCTTAAAAGTACTTTAGCCATTTTATTGTGCTGCCCCTTTGAGGTCTTTTGGCAGGCGATACTGTGGAACTCCTGCCTGCATGGGTTTTCCTCTCTTAATCCAATCTTCTTCTTGGGCTTTTCGCTGCGCCACTTTCTGTTGTGCTCCCTTGTCGCCGCGCTGTGCGGCAAGGTTATCATGGTGCTGCTGTTGTTTGAGAAGGGCTGCGGTGGTGGATCCTGGCGCGCCTGGTTGAATGCGCTCCTGGGGGGGTGCAGTGCCGTCTTCGGGGGGTGCGCCGGCGGCTTGCGGGGTCGTCATTTTTGTAATAGTTTGTGACACATTTCCAATCGCTGTTTGCAATTGGGCGAGTGACGTTTTAACTTCCGGCGTGTCGAAAAGCCCCAGCGCCTGCGCATTCTTGGCAAGATCTTCGTAGGCGCCGCCGAGGGTCTGGTACGACTTTCCTAAGACTGCCTTGGCTTTCGCCATTTGGGCTTTTTGGGCGCCTTGTGCTGCCGTGTCTTCTGCATCTGCTGCCATGGCTGCTGCTGCGTCCTTCTCTCCCACAGCGCCCAGAGCCGCAGAGACTCCTCTCTTTTTAAGCGACGAAGCGGCGCTGCCCACTTGTGACAATCCGCCCTTTACGGCTCCCTTGACTTGTGTGACGCCGCGGCCGACCTTTCGGATAGCGTCCATAACACCTTCATCGATCTCACCGTTTTCTATCATTGCATCAAGCTCCTCAAGAATGAGGTGCTGCAGCTCTGACTCTGTTATGGATATATTACCCATAGCTAACTTCCTTTACAACAATGTCTAACTGGTTGCAACATCCACTTATTTGTCCAGATATTTATGTTCATGTTTAACTCCGTGATCTCCAAAGATCATATTTAAAATATAAGAGGTGCCAGACGACAGCCACCCTAAAAGGAAGAAATTAGCCACTGTCACATCAAAACTAAATAGTTCTGTAAACGGAGAAAGAAGCATTAAAAACCAGCCAACGTGAAATCCTATACACATTGGACACTTAAATAGGGCGCCAAGTTTTCCTTTTGTTGGTCGTATTCTGTCAAATATTGAGCCATAAACGATGCACTGGGTAAGCCCATATGCTGATAAAATAAAAAATAATAATTCCACTTCTCTACTCCATTGTATACATATAGTTTAGTGCGTATGGATCTCTAACGAATCCCCTTCTTATCGAGCCCTGGTCGGTTGATTGGGGAACTTCTCCAAGCTCAGTGGAGTCTTCCTTATCTGGATGGACTAGTTCATCATCGTTCATAGAAATAATTGCCTCTGTGTTTTCAAAATATGGTCTCTCTTCGTCGATAAACATGGATAAATTTATTAAAGCTAGTTTTGGGGCGCTGACATCTTCTTTTATTGGTTGGTGCAGGGTTCCCTCCAGGGCTCCGTAGAACGCGCCGGCTTGAACAGACTCTGGCACTACAATTCCCTTCTTAACTAAATGAGTCATCAATCTATTTTGGGCTCCGTAAACCAAATCATTCATCGTATCTTTTGGAAATGTCGTAATTTTATTTCCAGAAGGGGATAATACTACATCGATGTCACCATGATCAAAAACCATTATGTCTCCGTTTAGTGCTTGGCGAGCGTTTAACTCAAGGCGTACTTTCTTTTGATTAGCCTTTGCTCCAATCTTAATTACTATCGCCACTTTGTGATACCTCCTGTACGAGAGCTTGAGTCTTCAGGACGACAAGCAGAATTCGCTCGTTGATATTTTGTGTTTTATAACTGTTTAGTTCAGCAAGGACTTGAGAAGTCTTTTCTATCATTTCCTTGTCTTGATTGACATATTCCAACGCCTGGGCATCTTTTAACCGATTCTTTAATCTAGAAATCTCTTCATTGAGAAAGCTTTTTAGCTCTACCGCGTTGTCCATGAACGAAACAATATAGTGAGTTAAAAGCTGCTTCTGTTCATCTAAGAGTTCGGAACTGTACTTAGCATTAAATTTCTTAACAAAAGATTTTATAACCAAGGAATCAACGTCCTCAGTCTCGTCAGTGGAGTTAGTCAAGCTCATATTGTCAACTATTATCTGTTCAAGGATAACACGATCTTTTGGAGAAGTAGCCATTGCGAATAGCTGAGAGATAGTGGCTAGCGTCTTATAATTCGGAACAAAATTATCGAAGACCGATCCTTCTAGTTTTTTATTTATATCTCCAATTAGACGGCTTTGGTGAACGAAAAGATCTTTTGGGTCAATTAGCCTTTTTTGCAATGATGCCTCTCTTACAATTCTGTTGCCCGTCGACTTATTAATATCTTGACTTTCGTAAAGAGACCGGTAACACTCTAAATCACTTTTGAGTATACTACCATTCTTGAAATGTTCTTTTATTATATCAACAATAGTCTGTTTTCTTTTTTCGTCCTTCTGCAGAATCGCAGAGGTTCCTTCTCGAATCAGAGCCTCATATACAAATGCTGTGTTTCGCTTTTTATTGTGCTTTATCTTCATTTTCTTGCTCCATGATTGGTTTATTTTTTTCCTCTAGGTTTTCTAACAACGAACGGATAGAGTTGTTCACTTCAAATAATCTATTCTCTTCTTTTAATTCATCTAATTTATAAGTAGACTGCTTTACCTCATAAATGCCCTTTGCGATACTTGGAATCGAATTGATTTCAGATCCAGGGAAGACTGACCGAGTAGAAGCGCCTCTTTTTTCATGATTATATTTTGAATTGTAATTGCGTATACGAGGGCCGCTATCGGATCTTTTATCGCGATTAACTGGGTGATATACTTTCCCCTTGGCGCCGGGGGTAAGGCGAGGGGAATTTCTAGATCCGGGTGGCACTGCTAGAAGTGAAGACTCGTCTCCGCCTGCAGCTACGTCGGCGCCTCCTGCCGGCATCTCCTCCGCTCCCATATCCATTTCGGCTCCCATGTCCATTTCACCGCCGAGGTCGGCGCCCATGTCGCCACCGCCAACGGCGCCGGCAGTTTCGCCGGCTGCAGCTTGTTCTGCCACCTGCTGCAGTGAGGCATCGTGTTTACGATCGTAGTACATCTCTCGTTGATTGCGCATGAATTCTTCATGCGACATGCCAAAGATGTTATCTGCTACCCATGCGCGCGAGAAGTAACCCTCGGTGGCAGAAGCGGCTATATCAAATTTAGCTTTCCAGTGCTCGACTTCTTGAAGCTCTGCAATTTTAGATGGATTGTTGAGGGATAGACTAAAGGATAACAAATCGTCGCCGCGGAAACCAAGGGTATAGAGATGAATGATTCCGATCTTTTCAAGTTCGGAAATGATAACTCTCTGCAAGCGTTGAATAGTTCTTGCAAATCTAATGTCCTTCTGGGCTAACGTGGTTTTATCCTCGGATGCTCCCTCCCCCATTGTAAGGTAGGCTTGTGGAATCTTAAGTGCTGCAAACAACTTGTCGCGAAGATACTTGACGTCATCAATCGCAGTTGTGTTTGTGCCGCCGGCGAGATTAGTAATCTCTGTGGCAGAGCCCGGGCGTACAGGAATAAAATAGTCCTCTTCGATACTCATGGGATTATAACGTAGGTCAACTCGACCCGTAGATGCGTCGACAACAGAGTGTCTCTTCAGTTGCGTTACTATCTTCTCCATATATTGTTCGACGTCGTTTGGAGGGATAGCTCCAACATCAATCTTGAATAGGCGGCGCTCTGATGACCTAATGACTCGATAAGCCATCATCGCATCTTCGACTAAAGTTAATTGGCGGAAAATCCTGCGAGCTGGCTCCAAGATAGAGGTGCCGTACGGTGCGTATTTATCATTACCTAAAATTCTAAAATGGGAAATCTGCCAGTTTTCGAAAGTCATACCAGCTGAGTTCCATTGATACTGGACATAGTTGGGGTTAGTAGAGTCTCCCCCTTCCAGTCTTTCGATCTCTCCAGACGGCAGCGCGATAACAGACTGTACTCCATATTTATCGTCAATATCCAAATAAACGAAGAGATCTCCATATTTGCACATTGTTCGCGCCCATCCGAAAAGATTATAATTAATACTTAATATGTTTTCATAGAGGACCGCCAACACTGCTTTTATTTCTTCGTTGGGACACCTGATGTTTAACATCGGTCTCAAGTCAGAATAGGTGGTCATCTCGTCTGCATAGATATCTAGCGATGAAGCTATCTCTGGCGTGTATTCCATTTGGTCAAAGTCAACATATCTCTCGGCGCGTGCTTGATTTTGCATCGCATTGGAGGCAATCGTGTCAAGAGGGTTGTTTACCGCCTTTTTAAACTGTTGTCCGGAGGCGGACTGAAATCTATTCGCAAACTTATCCAGATGCTGTCTACGGATGCGTCGACCGGACTGAGACCTATAATTGATGATAGGACCAGAAAACAATCTAGTCAAAGCTTTGAAAAGATTTGACTCGGTATTTCTGGGGTTTTTGGAGCTTACATGATTTCTATTTCTTGGTGGCATTTATTTTCTCACTTGATTATCCATTTATATTGACTGTATAAGTCTTCTGCTGCACCCATTTTATCAAATATATCATCTTTCTTGTAGCCCTGTTGTCCTTTAATTTGAGTATTCATGGTCGTTTTGCTGGTTCTAATGGCAGCTACAAAGGCTTTTTTATAGTTAAGTTCTCTAGCATTCGACTGCAGTGCTGTATCTCTTACCCAACAGGCAATTGCGAGCGCCATGACTAAATCATCATGGTAACCCTTCATTGCTTGGGGTTTTCCGTTCTTCCAAATAAACGTTTTCATTTCGTTGATGGTGCGCATTGAATATATTTTAATTAGTTTGTTTCTTATGAATTCTTCTAGTTTTGCTATGATTAATGGTCGGGTCTTCATTGTGGTTGTAAATCCTGGAACGGAATCGTTTCTATATTCGCCTTCATGCTGTTCGATATATGCGTGTGTCGACTTTATTGAATAGTACAAATTGGGATATGCATATTCTGTTAGTTTATCTAATATTGAGTATCCAATATTGTTGTTCTCCACCACCATCATACAATTTCCATATTCTCTGCCAACTTGGTTTAGCATATTCGCATACATATCAAGAGTGGGCTTACCTTGATATTCCCCGACGGCTTCCAGGGTTTCTAATTTTATGATGTGAAATGTAGAATAATCTGCTCCGTCGCCGCGGGCAACATCTGCAACCAATAAATAATTACACGTGGGATCAAACTCTTCCCAGATCCAAAAATTGCGATCGAAGCCGGTGCGATGTTTAGGCTCACGCACTCCAGCTAGCAACCACTCCATACATGCGGGATCGATCACAGTCTCGCCTGATGTATTGAAGTTACATGCAAGCTCTTGCGCGATCTGTCGCTTTGACATATTTCTTGTTTCTTTATTGTACCATTCTTCATCGCGGTCTGGGTGGACCTCCCACGGCAGCGTGGTTAACTTGAAGTTATTTGAGCCTCCGGAGGAATCAACGCATGTCTTGTGAAACCAGTTGCCTACACCATTCGGCGTTGATAATGCGATGCAACGACCACCAGTAGATAGCGTTGGATACAAGCCCGTCCATAATTCTCCCAGCCCTTCGATATGAGCAGCCTCGTCGAGAACCAGCAAAGACAATGCTTCAGAACGACCGGCATCGCCAGATGTAGATGCAGCCTTAATCGAGGATCCATTAGAAAGCTCAAATGACGTTCGGTTATCTACGCTAATAGTTGCTATTCTTAGCCAGTCTGGGACATTCCGCATAATGTTTTTCACCTTCTTTACAAGGTTCCCTGCTGTGGCAAATTTGGTTGCCATAACTAGGATCGCTTTGTCTCTATGAAAAAGCATCATCCATACGACATAGCCGGCAGTAATTGTTGATATGCCGAGCTGTCGAGCTTTTAAAATTACATTAAAGCGATAGTCGTTAAAATCTTTGAGAAGTTCGTCTTGGAACTCGTAGGTATCAAAAATAATTAACCCGTGTATCGGGTGAGAGATTCTTGCATAATTGTTGAGAAAATAAGACGGATCTTTTCCGCACTTAAGTATCTCTTTTACTCTTTGTTTCTTGTCTAGCTGAAAGCTCATACATCTTTCAAGGCCGCTATAACTTCTTCGCGATTTGCAAGGTCGCCGTCGCCGTCTAACACGATTATTTCTTCCATTCCATCGGTGCGTAGCATATCGATAAGTTCTGCATCAGCCATTTTAGCGAACCCATGAGGGTCTAAGACGTCATATACTTCGGTCTCGTCTCCCATATCATGGTAGTCTTCGTCTCGGTTGCCCGGTACTCCGGAAATAGAGTGAGAGCCCCATGAGATACCAGCCATTTCTAAAATCTTCTCAAAAGATTTGGCTGCCAAATGTTCTCTCATTGGTCCCAAGCTAATCGCTGGTCTTCCGCCGGCGCCGGGGGAGTATAGAGTCTCGGGATCTTCTTCGGCATCTCCCATCTCAACTCCAGGAATCTGAGCGAACACTGTCTGGAAAAGTTCTGACACCTGTTCGGGATCGCGTCCTTGAATCATCTGGCTGATAGAGGCAATGATATCATCGTCAGACATATCGGATGGACCTGAGCGATCTTGAAATCCAGAATATTCACTCTCCGGTGCATCGTCTGGGGGCGGAAAAGCTTGTGTTTCGGCGCCATGAATGTCAGTCGGGGGAACGTCCGGAGGCGGTGGTATTTTGCGCTCATCATCGCCCATCCAGTCGGGTCGAGGACCGCCCTTAATATGGGCGATTAAATCATCAACCTTGCTCTCGCTGATTTGAAGACCCCCTTCTTTAAGATATTCTTCTAGAATAATCCGATATAGATCATTACGATTTATATTCATGGTTACTCCTTCCGGGTGTCGTTTTTAGGTCTAGTTCCGAGGCCGCCTTGATCTAGGAATGTTTTCCACTTGGTATCAATCGTATCTGCCGATGGGGCGTCGATCATCATTTCTTCCGAAAGCTCTCCCACTTTGAAGTGTAGTTTGGCGGTAAGCCATGAACGTACTCTGGATGAATTCTCTACTCGGATATCAACTTCTCCCTCCTTGGTGAGCGAAACTGAATTTCCAGTTACCTTTTTATATTCCTTCTTGAGCCAACTAGAGATGTCCACAATTCTCTGTTCAGTCTCCTCTTCGAATCCTCCAGCATAGACTTCTTTCAATTGAATCTCAGACATGTAACTCAGACACATCATATTGCCGTAAAATTTTACGTTAAAGCCATCCATAACACGCTGATCAATGAGAGCATCTCCCTCTTCTCTGCGTAGTGCGCCGGTCTTAATTGGTTCATAGTCTTCTCCAAGCGCGCCATCGTAGGCATTTGCTGCCGCTTGCGATAACCCTTGAATTATTTCATATACTGTTGCCATTATTTGGTCTCCATCCTTTTTGCCATCTTTCCTCTCTATCTTCTACAAATTTAATATAACACAAATGGCAGCAATCAAATTTAAGAAGACAAACATCATCCATAGATTTCTTTGGGAAGTTCCCGCAGACAGAACACGTTTTTAGAGATTCTCTATTAAGTAGTTTTTTTGTAACCTTTATGCCATTAACCTCAATTTTATCTTGCCATTGTTTATTTTGAGATGTCTTTGAGTAAAGCTCTTTCATTTGTTCGACATATTCTTGCTCTTTAGCTTCATCCCAATTAGAGCGAGGATTTACAATTGTTTCGTCTCCGTATTTTTCTGATATAGCTTTTTCGATTTTTGCTATCTGATTTGGGTCTTTATCTTTCATTTGTTGCTTTATATACTCCATATGAGGCTGCAGTACCAATGAGGATCCCACCAGCAAAATACAACCATTTGTGACGGGGTGAGGTTTTTTTTAGTGAGTCTGCAAGAATATTAATTTCTTTGTCCTTCTGTATTATAAACAAATCGTACTCACTTGTTAAGGCTTTGTGTTCAATTCTCAAATTCTCTAACTTAAAGTCGTACTCTTCTTTTTGAATCTTTAACTGATAATCAATTTTGATATCGCAGGCGTACAGGGCGAGATCGTAACGCGACAGCATCTTTGCCATGGCTTTCTCATCAAATATAACGCCGGCAAACGGTGCGGGTGCTTTATACTCCAGTATGGAAAATTTGGCCGGCTCGGTGGCATTTACCGAGAGACTCAGCATTAGAAGAAGATTAAGGAGCATATTCGATACCAAATTTAGTTTCTATATCTTTAATTAGTGCTTCTTTGTCGTGCCTGAACTTTCTTTTATATTCGTTATTCTTTTTCTCTCGAAGGACTTCGAGTTCTTCTTGGGCTTTTTTATACTCTTCTTCGATTTCAGAAATGGATTCCAAAAAGCTTTCCATCAGGAGTTGCTTCTCTTCTATTTCTCGCTTGTGTATTTCTTTTAATCCGTCGACCTGGGCTTGGTAAGACTCTATTTGTGTTTCATACGCAGTTTGCATGAGCTTATAATCGCGACTGTTCTTAAGAGCTATAACGACCAAAAGCAACACTATTAGTATTGCTTTCCAATTCTTCAGAGCAAATTCTAGTATCTTCTGTTTAATCATTATATCCTTTTAAGCGAGCGACCCCATCAATAATAGTCTGCCCTCCAATATAGATTGCTGAAATAATCACCCAGTCTTCGCTCGTAACATGTCCAGCAAGAGTGAGACCTGTTGCTGTTAACCATACCATCAACTTACGAGAAGTAAGTTTGGCTAACCACGTGTCTATGAATGCCTGTGCTTTTGCCATCACTTATCACTCCAATGTCGAGTCCGACCGGACTCTTCTTTTTCCGGTCAGCCATCTTCTTCTATTTTAGATCTACACATCTCGTCGGCTTCATCTGCGGATAAACTATCTGCGCGTTCACCTGCTGCCTTATCTTTTTGCGCACAAGCCCAGCGGCGCTGTTTCTCAGAGGAAACTTCATCTAATACCCCCTCAAGTTCTTCTTTAATGATCTGTGTGAGTTGGGACTTAGCGACTTTCATTTTATTTGTATTTGTCGCCCACTCTATGCGCTATGCTCTGGTGGACTTGAAGAAACTCTGGCATTGCTGCTCGAACTGCCTCTTCGGTTAAATCTCCAGTATACCACTTCTGAAAAAGTTCGGGCGCATTGAGCTTTAAAAACCATGGTGAGGCGTCGTCCTCTTCCAATACGCATTCTAGTAATTCCGATGCGGAGCAGTCGGGCTCTTCTTTAGCTAACTCTAATACTGGCGTTTTTGATGTGTTGCTAACTATCCGCTTCCATATCCTTGCAAGTAAACTCATTTCTTACTCCGATGCCGGAGCAAGATCGGGCGTTGAGTCCGCAGTGCCTCCGGCGCCAGCACCACCTTCGCTGCCCATAGATTTCATCATGGCAGTAAGCTCGGGAAGCATTTGAACCAACTGCATAATCTGCGGCAAGTATTTGACCACTTGTCCGATCATCGCTGGGTTTTCATTAAGTTGCTGTTCTGCTTGAACCTGTTCTATCTCTTCCGATATTAGTTTCTTAAGTTGTGATTTTGTGATTTTCATTGGTTATTCCTTTTATGTCGCTAATCCATTCATACTTAGTATTCTTCTTTTGATAATGCATCATACATTTCGTCCGAATCATTATAGGTTACGGTTTCACCATCTGGGAGATGTACTACAATGACCGGTCGCCCATCGTCGGCGATCTCCACCGATGCTTCTACTCCAAATTTAGAAGCGATATCTTGCACATCGGTCTCCTCAACTTCTTCGGGAGTGTAATCTGCTCCTGCCCACGACTGTTTGTTAACAGTAAGTTGATAACGATCCTCTAACATTCTTACATTAACTTGCCAGTCGTTTCCCAAAGCCTGACGCACCTCTTCAGCTTCTGCTTCTTTTTGGGCGCGGTGCTGCTTGGTTTGATGTTTGTCATCATGCGCTTTGTTAGCTTGTCTTACCTTCTTCTCGTCGTCCGCACCCCATGGCTCCATGCCGGGCATGCTTTCATTCATAACCTTTGAAAGCTCTTCTTTAATACCATCTGTCTTCTCGTCCATAAAGTAACGAGGATCAATAAATTTCTTGTTTTTTCTTATAGCCATTATATTAATCCTTTTATGTTGTTAATCCATTCATACTTAGTTTTTGCGGGCAGGTAATTTGCCAGCATCTACCAACTTTTGTCTTGCCCGTTCTCGTTCGACGGGATCTGCATAATTCTTTTCAAGCTCATCTTCCATTCTTTCTCTTTCAATCTCTTCGGGACTCATAGCTGGGACACCAGTATCAATGTCGAGTGCTCCCTCGGATATAGCATTTGATATCTCTTCTTTGATAATCTGCTTAAGTTGTTGTTTTGTAATCTTCATTTCATTATTCCTTTTAAGTTGCTAATCCATTCATACTTATTCTGCTGCTGCTCGGCGCTTATCCAGCGCAGCCAACACCTCATAACCACTTTTAACTTTAGGCGGCATCTTGCTAACATCCCCATTATACTGACCTAGAATTATTTCTGCTGGAGTCATATTTGGGTTATCTTTAAGTTGAGCAATTTGCTTAGCCATCATCGCTAATCTTTTAGCGTTTTCTTTTTCTTGTTGTGAAAACTTTTCATCGTGCGCCTGCTGCTGTTGAGCCATTTTTTGCCCATGCGCTTGCTGTTGTTGGGCTGGTGCTGCGTCCGACATGTGTTTAGCTTTGCATTGGGGGTTTTTAGCGCACATCTCTCTCCCTTTATCGGTGAGTGGGGCGCCGGTGGCAGTATCAAAGTGTTGTGCTGGTGTAGCCTCCTTCATGTGTTTAGCTTTGCATTCAGGGTTTTTGGCGCACATCTCTCTCCCTTTATCGGTGAGGGGGGCACCGGAGGCGGTATCGAAATGTTGTTCTTGTTCGTTTAGGAAATTATTCCAATTTTCAAATAGTTGTTTCATGTTGCTAATCCATTCATACTTAGTATCGCAATCAATCCGGGCACATTCTTTCGGACGTAAACGCCAGAGAAAAGTGTCTCGCATCGACCGCCAACATAAGCAATCGCGGACTCAATATTCTTACTGATTTTTGGATCAGCCACCATCTCCTCCGATACAACCAACACCAACGAACCTGCTGCAGCCTTACCCTTGGGCGGAGGACATGCAGAACGATTCATGCAGTTGTGAAGAATCACCGATCCAAGCTTAGCTGTATTTGGATCTTTTATCATAGTTGAACCTAAGAAGGCTCGACCGTCATTGCCCAGACATGTTTCCAAATCCTTGCTATCAAAAGATTGGATCGGTGAATCCTCGGTGGAGAGTTTTAGTACTTGGGCAAGTGACTTAGCAAATGTTGTGTTGGCGACAGGATACATGCCGAGCATGCCAATTCTGCCGCGCAGCAAGCGTGTGGCTCGTTCGTTGTCGAGAACGATATGCGGATACTGGGCAACATCATTTGCCAGCGTCAACGCATTACGAGCGATTGTGGGGTTAAGGTTTTCTTGTGCTGTTGGCCAAGAGACTATGTAAACGACCTTACCACTCGACTGCACAGAGCGCATGTAACGCTCAAAGACAGGGTGCAGAGCGGTAACAGAACTACCGGTACCACCACCACCGCCAGCAAGGACGAATAACCAATCAACTTTACCGAGTTTGATACGCAGGGCATCTTCAACAATCGCACCATTTTGACTTAAAACCTCTTTTCCATATTCTACATTCTTCCCAATTCCATCAGAATCGGGAATTAAAACGACGTGGTCCTCTTCAACATTCTTGGGAATATCCTTTCCTGTTGAGTTTACGAGTAGCGTCTTATTGAAACCTAGTTCAATAAACGCATTCGCCATTTTGTTGCCTCCACCGCCGACCCCGACAAAGCCTACGTTAATCGAAGAAGGCGCAGTATTCTCGGGGAGTAAATCTTCATCAGAGTATTCCATCTGTAATCCAAAGTCCTCTACCATACCAAAGTCTTCTGCTTCTACTGATTCGTGATAGCTGTCTTTTTCCTGCGCGAACGCGGGAGGTGGTTCTGCGGGAGGCAGAAAATCAAATTCGTTTTTATCTTCGTTGTTATCGTTTTCGTCTGACATTGAGTGTCTCCTACTGGTTTACTCTTGCGTATCCGTCTTTCTTTTCAATTACGACCTGTATATCAACACAATCTTTGAGCGAGTCAAGGTGGGAGATTAACAAAACGTTCTTAAAATACACCTTAATTAGTTCCAAGATCCTAATAAAACCCTCCATATTTTCTTCATCGAGTGCCGTGCCGGGTTCGTCGAGGATAAATAAGTCGCTCTTGGGTAACGATGAGACACTCAAAAGAGCCAAACGAATTGCCATAGCTCCCATTGTTTTTTCAGCGCCCGAAGCCATTTCAATAGGTCTTGGTTCATGTCGTGGGTGTTTAATAAAGATGTCAAATTTCTTTCCAGAATCCTCAAAAAAGATTTCGAAGTCTACAATGTTTGCCAAGACTTTGGCGATCTCCTGGTTGATGACTGGGAGTTTTCGTTTGATGATATCATACGCGATACCAGAAGAGTGCATACTTCTCATATAAAGATCATATGCTGAATATTCTTCTTGAAGCTCTTTGTGCTCTTGTTTCTGTTCCTTTATACTCTCTACCTTCTGTTCCAAAGAGCCTACGTCCTTATAGAGTTCTAATGTCTGAGTCTGGCAGGATTCATGTTTGGTCCTGCATACTTCAAGATTTGTGGTACACTCCAGCAGTTCTGCTGTGAACTCCTCAAAGTTTTCTATCACTTCCTTATTTGCTTCATACTTCTCTCTCTTTTCTTCCAACTCTTTAAGTTCATATTTAATCCGTTCAATGGACGTCTGGTTTCTCTCTATTGACAGATTAAGATCCGATATCTCGTGGGATACCTCATTCTGTCTTTCCATCACTGCACTATACTTTGAAATTCTATCTCTCACAAATTCCGGTCGCAAGCTCTCTATCTTCTTCTGTACTAAGCTTAATGCCATGGCAGCGTTCTTTTGTTCACTTTCGGTATGTGGCAGATTTGCGACCGCAACATTGGCATCCCGGATAAACTTGCAGTGAGGGAACTCCGTCCCACAGGGGATTCCATCTAAAAGTTTTGACTTTTTATCTATTTCTTCTATCTGCTGTAGCAAACTAGTTGTTAGTTTCTGTTGTTCTTCTTTTCGGGTGTCTAAACACTCGATCGCATCAAGTTGAGATTTCAAGCTCTCTATATTGGTGGTCGATATATATTCTCCTATCTTCTCAATTATTTCTTTTTTCGCTATTAAACTTTTGTTATGTCCTTCGTTTTCTGTTTCCAGGGAAAAGGCATGGATTTGTCTTTTCTTTATTTCTCGCTTTGTGTCCACCACGTTTATTACTTCTTCCGGGATCGCTTCTATACCATTGCGCAATCCCTCGCAGGAGCTGGTTATCACATCTATTTCTTCTTTTAGAGACGCACATTCGCTTTCGTGATTTTCTAATTCTGCGCGCTTGTCATCCAACAGTGAAGTCGACTCTTCTATCTCTTCATCGTAATTCCGAGAATCTAGCCTTCGCAGGGCGCCCTTCAGGTCCGTGCTGTCTTCCTTGGCTAGCTTGAATTTCTTTTCGAAAATCTCCAAATCTAAGAACTTGGCTATGATCTCTTTTCGCCTAGTAGAGCCCTCGTCAATAAACGCTAGCGCTCCATGCTGAGCACTCATCGAAGAGATTAGAAAATCCTCGCACGCACCGAAGTGCTTCCTGATATTGGCATCTGTGTGGATGCGACTGAGACCGTTTAGCGAAGTTGTTTCGTCTGCAACATTATCATATACTTCGAAATTCAAATCAGTTTTTGCTTCAAGGGTTTCTTCGCCTTTGAGTCGTTTAGTATATTTATCTGCTGTTCTTTCTACTGTATAGGTGTAGTGTCCTACATCAATAGTTAGCTTTCCTCGGCACGATTCTTTATTCTGGTTAATAACATTGAGATTCTTGCGCTCATTTTTCGAGGTTGTGTTAAAAAGAGTCCACAGCACAGCATCAATAATGCTGCTCTTCCCAGAAAAGTTCTTCCCAAAGACCCCTGTAATCCCATTAAGCTTGTCAAAAGATACATTGTTATCTTCCCCATAATTAAATAGATTGTCAAATTCAAAATTTGTTAATTTCCAGTTGACATTTCTGGATATATCGTCGTCGTCTTCGACTAGTTTCTTATATTTTCTATTAAGCTCGTAGATTTTTTCAACTGTTGAGTCATCGACCTGATATTCTTTTAGATATTCGTTGATCAATTCTTCTTGTATGTTGATGTCTCGGAGGTTTTCCGTCTTAAGAGTGTCGGTTATTTCCGACACGTCGCCGCGATCGCCGGCGGCACGATTAAGAAATGTTACAACCTCTGGCTTAAACCGGTGTTTTGCAATGTCCATTGCCCGCTTCATAATGTTCAGCGGCAGGTTATTATTGCTTACGATTCGTAAACGCGCACCTTCGGGAACTTCCGCATTTCGTGGCATTCTCCCCTTGGCGGTTAATTCTAAAGTAACAAATGGTTTTGGATTTATAAATACGTGAGGTTCAATTTCCCAATCGTCTTTGGACTTAATATCCCAAATCAAGATTCCTTTATCGTTAGTCTCGCCGTGGTTCTGTTGAACAGTGGAGCCGGCATACCATACGCGGCCATCTTCGTCTAGGAATTGGCGCCGGTGAATATCACCAAGCATAGCAAAATCATAGTCTTTGAAGATACTTAGCTCGTCTTCTCCGTTAGTCATTGTCCAATTGATGTCGGTCTTGCAATTGCTAATAGAACCGTGATAAAGAGCGATGTTAATCTTGTCGGTATCGGTTGGTTTAATCCATCTATCTCGATCAAACACAGATAATACGTTCAAGCAGAATTTATCATCGATATTTGTTTCACCTGAATTCTTCAGCAAGTGAAGGTTCGGGTGATTAAGTGCATTAAAGATTGGCGTCAGGGCGTCTTGACGGCTGCTGTTCTTTAAGTTACCATCATGATTGCCAAGAATCGCATACGTCGGTGCAATGTCAGCAAGACTCTCAAAGAACTGAGAGCACATCTCAACATATTCTGGAGAGATCTGTGTCTTAGTATGTGCGACATCTCCACAGTGAACGATATAGTCTACATCTTCTTCGCGCAGCTTTTCATACAGCTGCTCGAAAATAACTCTATACTCGTAATGATACTTTAAATTTTTAATGTGCGTGTCGCTAATATGAGCAAACTTCACATGTCCTCCAGTTAGTTAATATAGGGCACCCCGAAACATGCATGCATGATTATCGGCAAGATGAATGTGCTTATATTCACACCAATCTCAAAAAATAAAACTTTGACGAACGTGTCTACAATAAAATACATTTTTGCCCTCATGTATTAATATAGCACGCCTCTATTGACTATGCAAGCACTTTCTTTCGATTTTTGTAGTTTTTCCAAGTGATCTTGTTTTCTTTTAGGCTTGTGGCGCGGTCTTTAGTCTTCTGGACGAGTTCCGGTTCTAACTGTCCACGGGTCCTTATAGTGACGTCATCGGGCGTCACAGTCATCTCTTCGTCAGGCTGTTCAAGGGCCTCCATCTCACCGGAACCCATGAACTCTCCATACTGGGAGTTATAAAAATCAGCGGCAGTCATCCCCAACTCTGGTAGGTAGTAGTCGGCGCTGATGAGGTCTGGGTGCACCATCACTACCATGCTTTCGGTGCCCTCCACAGGAACAGTATCTAATTCATCGTGGGCGGCTACAACATCAAACGCATTAACAAATTTTCCCTTATGAGTCTTAAAGAAGTTATCAACATTCTGCTCAAAGTCCCCTTGATATTCTGGTTTATCACCCCCGGGGTTGTCTAAATTGATCTCACCGTAGCGTTCAGTGGGTCGGAGCCCCTGTTCGACTCTTTCAGCATTATCTTTTTTATCTTTAAGTGCCTGTACGGCTAAGCTGTAACTGGCTGGTAAAACTGTAATTTTGCCCTTTGAGCCCGGGGCATATACCACAGAGTTGTTGCCCTTTCCCCATCGGAATGCGTATTGATTGTTTAGTTGTTTAATAAACTTATCAAATTGAGCTTCGTCAGAGGCTGCCTTTTCCATATTTTGTGTCACTCTTGCGTCGGTCTCTGCGGCTTTAGTATCGGAATGGGCGTCAGCAGCCATCTTAAGTCCGCCGAATCCAAGACCCAGAGTAAGAGCTAGCGCTGCTGGTATTTTCTTGCCTTGGTTAGATAGCCTTCTGTATTCTTCTCTGGCTTTCTGCACTTCCGCGTCATCGGAATCTTCGAAAAGTATTTGAATTTCCTTTTCAATATAATATTCTAAAAGGTAGTCTCTTGCCTCTTCTAAGATAATCTCTCGGAGCCTGGCTTCAGAGATGTTCATGCTGGTACCTCATATTGCTGCTAGCAAATTCAACAGTAAATAGTTATCTCTATCGATAAAGGATGCGTTATTCTTTCTTTCCCAGAATACTTCTTTTGGCATCGAGCCGACATCTTCGTATCCCGAGACGTCGATCTTGTAAAGTTCGATATCGTACTCCAACAGCATTTTAATAATCCGCCTTTCTTTGCTGGCGGCGTCTGGATCTAGGGCGACGTAGATGGGCGTATCATTATAGACAATTTTCCGTAACAAATCGGAGTCGGTGCGCAAGGTTGAACCCAAGATGGGTACTGCATTTCCACAGACAATCGCATCGAATACCCCTTCAACTAACATTAGATCTGAGTTCCAGTTAACAAACAGGTCATTAAACACTATATCCTTGGACGCTCTTGGATTTTTATACTTATATGAGTCTCCACTATAGGATCTCGCTATAAAGTAGCTACAATCGCCATTCTCGTCGAAAGAAGGGATAATGATCCTATTCCGGTATTCTCCATCAAAGCAATATCCAATCTTCCATTTGATTATATCTTCCCTTGATATGCCGCGTGATTGCAAATATCTCATTGCATATTTTCCTGTGGCCGGTATATTGTCGGAACACAAACTTATGAAGTTCTCTGGGAGGTCGACCCGTTCCTTACTTTCTTCAATGCGTCGTTCCACAAATAAGTCAGCAAATCTTTCAATATCTGTCCTGTCCGATATTGAGTCCCATTTCTGTAGTTGCAAATACGTACCAAAACGTCTAATAGCACGCCTAACATTACGACCATGATAATCACAAATCCAACACTTAAACACATTTTTGTTAATGTTAATAGAAAATTTACGTTTGTGATGATCGCATGCCGGGCACGAGAAAAGTAGCTCGCCGCCTTTGTCTGCATAGTCTCCAAATGTTTCATATAAAATCTTCTTTGCTTCTTTCTTATTCATGCGCCCTCATCTATAACCTAACACATATATTTTTAGCAGTCAAGAAAAAACAGCCCATTTGGGCTGTTTTGTTCGTTTGGTCCGACTCGCGGAGCTTACGCTTCGGTTTCGGTCTCAGTTTCGTCGGCGCCGGTAGTCGTAGCCTCTGGCGAGTCATCCTCAACAATGACCTGGGTGCCGGTGTTCGCCAGTACCTCAATTTGAAAACTAAGTTCCTTACCCGCAAGAGGATGGTTCATATCCAGGGTTACAGTTTCATTTTCGATTGCGGTTACTTGTGCAAGAAATGGACCGCGTGGACCATTACCTTTGACCATTCCGCCTACTTCAACCTCGATCTCTCCGAAATCAACGATGGGAACATCGCGGGTTGCTGCCTCATTTCTCTGTCCGTACGCCTCTCCGGGCGGGATAGTAAACGACTTAGTCTCCCCCTCATTCATTCCAACGATTGCTGAGCTGAAGCCCCTAATCATTCGATGATCTCCCACCTTGAATGTTAGAGGTTGCCCCCTAGTTCGCGAGTTATCAAACTCTGTTCCATCGACGTGTGTGCCAACGTAATGTATTTGCACATTGTGCCCAAGTTCTACTTTCATTATTTCTCCTGTTGTTAATGAAATTATTCCCTATAAGAATAACATGTATTTAGATGTCTGTCAAGAAGTTTTAGCTAAATTTTTCTCAACGATGTTGCCGGCTCGAGCTACGACAATTGCGTCAGCCTGATCATATGATTCAGGTTTTGGGTTTCCAAATTTAGTATACTCTATATGAAAAGCCTTTTCATTCTCAAGAAGGTATTTTAAAACTACTTCTTTTCCTTTTTCGCCGCGCTTTACTTTAATCCCGCAATGCTTGCGGGCGCTCGTTGCTGCAATGTATTTTGGCTCGATCTCGAACATTTCATATACAAGCCATGATACTATTCCATTAAAC